CCGTTTTGAACAGCGCTACTTTGTTGATAAACTAAAACTCTATCCGCGACAACTGCTGCAACCCCATCTAATACTAACGCAGCTTGAGTACCGTTGTTAGTTAGAGTAGCGCCGACTCCTGCAGAACCATTTGCATATTGGGCATTTAAATTTCCTATTGCTTCTAGTCTAACCGCTGGATGAATATCTAAACCCGCAGCAACCGCATTATCTACATACTGTTTAGTAGTTGCTTGTAAGCCGAGTGTAGGGTCTTGATTAAGTAAAACCGTACTACCAAAAGTAGTTGCTCCAGGAAGAGAAATAGATCCATCAGCGGCTTTAAAAATTGAACTCGAAGAAGGATAGGTTACAAAAATCTCTTTACTGCCCGTGCCAAAATTTACAAGCGCGTTTGAGTTAGAAGATGTGTATACAGTAGTTCGAGCAAGTGTAGTCCCTGCTGCAGTAAATGTACCTAGACCAACTTCCCATTCTGTCACCCCACTTTCAGTATTAACAGCTGCGTAATAGGTTGTGTTTCCATCTGCAATACCAGCAGTAAAAGACTGATACCCCGCAGGAAGATCACCTAGTGTAAACGTACCTGTTCCCGTTGTTGTACTTAGCTGTTTTACTCTGTCATTTAAAACGAGGGCCATAATAAGATCCTATTAAGCTATACGAATAATTGCATTGGTAGAATCGTCAGCTGGTAATATAACTGTGAAAGTTCCCGCTGTAGAAATCTTGTCTGCACCAAAATCTAATACTGCTACTGCTGCCCCTCCATCTGTACTGTTATAAATTAAAGCACCTGAAGAGGTAAGAGTAGCGTTATCCCAAGAGGGGTTAGGACTAAAGTCTACAAAAGCTGTTGTGCCTCCAGAGGTAGGCGTTACGTTAGTAAGCGTGTAACCCCCTGCCGTATATCCCGTACCTACTACTTCGTCTGCGCCCATCTGTGAGTAATTGGTTGTTGCTGCACCAAAAGTACCAGCAATAGCCGCTGTGTTTCTAAATAGTGCAAGTTTAAATACATCTGCACCGTTAGTAAAATTGTGTGTTCCTGTCATCAATTCAACTTTGAACGATGTACACATTGCTTGTGAGATTGCCATAATTAACTTCCTAGTCTAAATGTTTCTTGGTTTTAGTCGGTTTAGTAGGAGGCGTTATTACAACTTTTACTGTCCCTACTGATGTATTTAGTGTATCTGACATTATACAGAACCCCTACTACCCTTAACAGGGATACGCGCTTGTCCACTTCTATAGGCATCACGCCTATTTTTACCTTCGCCTAGATTTGTAATCAGCTCCATAGCCTCTTTATATCTATTTGAATAGTTCATAATTGTCTCCGCGCTATCTTTTAAGTAAGTAGCCGCTTCCAACAAAGATCCATATAATAGTACACTATCAAAATTATCCCCAAGCCAGCTAGTACCAGCAATAACAATACTTTGAGGATAGTAGTAGTAATGAAGTTCAGCGCCATAAGCAATGTCTGGCGTAGCCCCCAATATAAACGTCGTGTCATCAAAAACTGCATAGTATTCCGGCTTCTTCCAATAAGTATTATCGGTATCAGGATAAGACTCCCTAATGAAGTTTACATCTTTATTCAGTAAATAAGTATACTCGTTAGTAGTTGTATCAATTGCAGCTAAACTAAAAGTAGCTAACCAATCTGTAGGAACGTTTAGATATTTATTTCCAGCCAACATAGTACCCGTTACGTTCTTCCGTAGATCAGGTATTTGAACTGAATTAAATATACGCTGCTCTGCTTGATCTATAAAAAGATTAACATCTACAGTCGGGTATTCATTTTCAGTATACGACTTAATCGCAGCAACTAACTCTGTATAATTCATCGTTTGTCCTTATGCCATAGGGCCACGGGCCATAGTGCCTTTAGTAGCTGCACCATTACCACGAGTTACTATTCCAGATGTCTTAACATTCTTTTCTGGGTAGCCTGCTGTGTTAGGTACAGGTACGTCTTGTGGTTGTGTATAACCATCTACCATTTTAGGTTTTCTTTCTTCGTTCTGTTTCATTGTCTTCTCCTAAGTTATATCTACTGTTACGATTCCTGTTTGCCCTTGTGCTAACAAGTTATTCTCTAGCCCTTCTAGTTGTAAGGGATTAGATAGTCCTACAGGACCCCACCCCCACTGTATATCTCTAGAACTATAAGGTCCTGCAATAACAAAACTCTTATCAGGTCTAGGATCTTGTATAGCCTGGGGATCAGTAACCGGATACATACCCTGTAAGTTCTGGGGTTGATCTGGGTTCCAACACTCAGGACACGCTAGTATTTCTGTTTTTGTAGTTCTTACAACTAAGCTTTTTAATTTCGTTAGCTTAAATTGAAACCCACAAACATCACAGTCTGCTATCGCGTTCTTTTTACTAGCGAATGCGTTACTCATTACCTTCCTTTAAGATGCTGTCTGTCTACAATGCCACCGGCTTTCATACCTTTCTTTTTATTCTGCTCTGCATATTTTTTGGAATTTTTTTGTAGTACCTGATTGTTGTGCTCAATTTGCATCTTTAGTTTTTTAAGTGCTAAGTTATCTTTATCTTTTTGTTTTTGTTTTTTTATTGCTTGGCCTATTTCTTGATTATTTAGTTTTTTTCTCATAGCTTCGCTGGCTCGATCATCTTTGCCAGATACATATTTTTTTATAGCCTCAACTGCTTTTTTTATTTTTGCCATTTTA